ATGACTAATTTCTGGCGGTAAATTTGACAAGCATTTTCTGTACAGCCAATTAATGCTAAAATAAAAGCATGAAAACTATAGAATTGACGTTTATTAAAAAGGTTGCTGATTCAGTTGATGCATTTAACAATCCAACATATACAACACAAAATATAGCTGTACCTGGTTGTTTGATAGCGCCAATTACAGAACCAACTAGCGCTAGAGAACAGCAAGCAATAGAACAATCTAAAGATCAGATCAGAATCCATATACCTAAATCTTATACTGGTGATGTTAGCAATTCTGATATTGTTTATGGCGGTAAAACGTTTCACCTAGATAGTGATAGTGTTTCTTTTATGAATGAGAATACTCCAACGCCCTGGAATCGTTATATCAGAGCTGAAAGCGTAAATGCTTAATTATGAATATTGAAGCTACAGTAATTACATGGTTAAACTCTATTCTAGATGATGGATGGATTGCATACGGTGATAAGCCAAAAGGTGAGAATGCTGAATTTGTTTTAGTTGATAGGACTGGCGGTCCTAGAGAATCAATGGTTTTAGATCAAGCAGAAATACTAATTGAAGTGTATGAAAAAAATAGCAGATCCGCAGCTAGTATTAAAGCTGATAATATAGCTGATAGAATTATTGAATTAGAAGCTTACGCTTCAAACATTACGCGCGCTAAAGTAAATTCAGTTGTTAATCTAGATGATACTGTAGATAGTTATTACAGATATCAAATTTATTGTGATGTGTTTAACAGGCGCTAGTATAAAATAGTTGTTCAGATTAATATGGTTATGTTATAGTTAGTTTAAGTCAGAAATACAGGTTACGCCCTGGAAAGGAAAGCGGATAAATGGCTGAATATTTTACAAAAGATGGTGATGAGTACAAAAAAGTAGATGATACTTTATTTACTCAATCTGATATAGATACAACTATCATGCCTGATAGATTGAATCGTGAACGCAAGAAATATGCGGATTATGATGATCTAAAAGAAAAGGCTGGTAAATTCGATTCTGTAACAGAGGAACTGAACACTAAAATTACTACAGCTGAATCTGCTAAAACAGATTTGGTAAAGCAACTTGAAAAAGCAAAGCTGGATACAGAAAAAGTAAGAATAGTGAATGAGTTTAAACTATCTGCAGATCATGAAGAATTTGTTACAGGTGATACTGTTGAAGAATTGCGCAAGAAGGCTGAAAAGCTATCACGCGGAGTTGGTACAACAAAAATTACACCTAAGAAATCTGGCAAACCAGAAAACGCAGAAACAGATTCAAAAGTTCTAGCAGGAAAATTATTTGGCAAAAAATCTGGCGATTAAATTAAATTAATTCTTAGAAGGAATAATAATCGTTATGGCAAATCCTCTTTTAACTACAGCTTTAGATCTAGCTAATCACACTGGTGATGCATGGTCTAAAAACATTCGCGGTGGTGTTCTATCCACACTAGCGCCTTCATTACCTGATATTAAAGTTGGTTCAACTGATCACTTTACATTTACAGGCACACCAAAAGCAGAACTAGTTGGTGAAGGTGAAAATAAATCTTCACAAGATGGCACACCTAGCAAGGTTACTGCTAAAACATATAAAGTACAGATCACTTACCGCTTTAGCCATGAGCTAATGTGGGAAGATGAAGATTACCAGGCTGGTATTGTTGATGGTCTAGTAGCTAATGTTGCAACTGCACTTAGTCGCGCACTGGACTTGCTAGCTATTCATGGTGTAAACCCTGCAACTGGTACTGTTTCTGCAAGTGTTAGCAACTACTTCACTAAAGCTGGCAACGGTGTTGGTCAAGTAACAGCAACCGCTGATGCTAGTGCAGATCTAGAATCTGCAGCAACACAGCTACAAGGTGCTGGTTACGTTGCAACTGGTATAGCAATGGATCCGCTATATGCAGGCGCACTATCACGTGTTAAAGATACTGATGGTCGCAAACTATACCCTGAACTTGGTCTAGGTTTTGGATTTACAAGTTTTGAAGGTCTACAGGCTGCATCTAGTGATACAGTATCTGGAAGGCAAGAGCTTGCTGCACTTGATGTTAAAGTTAAATCAATCGTTGGTGACTTTAACGCATTCAAATGGGGTGTAGCACGTGAAATGCCACTAGAAACCATTGAATTTGGTGATCCAGATGGTCAAGGTGACTTGAAGCGCACAAACGAAATTGCAATTAGAGCTGAATCAGTTCTAGGATTTGCAATCTTTGATGGCGCAGCATTCTCAGTCATTGCAGATGCCTAAACGCTAAAGCAATAGCTACAATAAAAGCCTGGTTAATTCCAGGCTTTTTTGTTTATGCTAAAATATGTACATGGTAAGAAAACAGCGCTTATTTTTTAACACTAAAACTGGTAGTATTGTTAGTGCTTTAAAGCATCAGGTTAAACGTTTACCAGAAGATTATCAAGAAATAGAATTTACTAAAAATGAATCAGGTACAGCGGTTATGCGGTTTAGGTTTAATGGCGCAACTGTAGATGTATTAGATAATACAGAAAAGGCGCTACCAAATGGCTAGTGAAACCCAAAAAACCTATATTGCTGATTTAGCTACAGTAAAAACTAAAGAGTTTAAAGAAGTAAAAGAACTTATTTTAGCAAGTGGAATTGTTTCTGATCAAGCTGAAATAGTAAATAGCGCGCAATCAATTGCACAAATAACTGATGCACTAACAGATTTGCAAGCATCACAGTTTATAGATGTTTTGATTAAATCTAAAACACCAAAGCGTGAAAACGCTTATTCATCTAAAAGAATAGATAAAACAATTGCTGCACTTGATGATATAAAAAAAACAATTGCAGCCTGGACGTTTTAAATGGATTATTCAATTTTTACTAAAACAATACTGGCAAAAGTGTTGAAGGCGTTAGCTTTAATAAATAATCCAGAAATTGAACCTGCAGTAAGGCAATTAAATCAAGAAATATTATTTAGAGAAGTTGGTCAATCAGTTTACGCTAAAATTTATGAAATGAATGCATTTGATTTTGAAATAGAATTTACTACTGGCGCAGGAATAGATGATAGATATTATGGATTGGCAAAAGTAGCAGGCGCAAGTGTTGCAACTGGCGCGCTAGGTCTTGATGAATATGTTGAAAACTATATTGATAACACAATAGGTAAAGCGCAAAAAGATGCGGTATCAAATGCGCGCCAAAGTGGTAAATTTCCTACTGTAACACGCACTGAATCATCCAGCGCTTGTGAATGGTGTCAATCTAAAACTGGCACATTTACAGATCCTGATTCTTCTATATTTGCGCGGCATGGCGGTTGTAAGGGCAAGATTGTTACAGAAGGCTTTAAATCTAGGAATGGCTTATTAGGCAATTATGCAAGTAGCTGAAATAACGCTAAATGATAATGTAATAGTTAAAAAAAATAACCGCGCTTTATGGCAAAATGAAGATGGCAGGCAAATGAGCGCGCCCAGCAAAGACTTTAAAGCCTGGCAAAAATCTGCAATGATTGAATCAAGAATGCAGTGTAGAACGCGTTTTATCAAGCCTGTTTCATTAGAAGTAATTGTATATTTTGGCACTAAACACAGATCTGATCTAGATAATAGATTAACTAGCATTCTGGATATGCTGGTTGAATGCGTAATACTAAAAGATGATAGCTGGTTATGTATACCACTGATTCAGGTGCAAGCTGAATATCGTAAAAAGAAGCCTGGCGCATTCATACGTATTACAGAGCTTTAGCATAATGTGATAAAATAAGCATATCTGATATAATAGAACTAACAATAATTTACGCTTACGGTTGCGGTAAAACTGGCTAAAAAGGATAAATATGCCAGCACAAGTGCAACCAGTAGATCCAGTAACAGAAATGCTAGAAAATGCAGCAAGTGATCTGTTAGAAACTCTTACACTTAAATCTTCTAAAGTCAAAACTAAATATGAATACTATAATGCTGATAATGGCATTAGGGATTTTGGTATTTCTACACCTAAAAGCATGGTTCACACAATGCCAGGTATTGGATGGGCTGGTAGAGCTGTAAACACACTATCTGATAGAGTTTTATTTGATGGTTTTGCACAAGATACATTTGGTATCAATAATTATTTTGAAGATATTAATGCTTATAGTGTCATTGGAAAAGCTAAACAAGATGCGTTTATTGCAGGTTGCGCTTTTATTATGGTTGCTGATGATGAATTGACTGATCGTAAATTACTAGTGCCATTTACTGCAGAAGAAGCAACTGGTGAAATAGATCAAACAACTGGTTTATTGAAATATGGTTTAGCAGTAACTAAATGGTCACCACCACCAAAAAAAATAAAAAATATTAAGTATACACCATCTGATTATATGGTGTTTACACCTAACTATACTGCAGTTTTTGTAGGTCGCACATTGTCAGAAATAGTACCAAATCCAACAGGTCGCGTTTTACTGCATCCAATTACACATAGATCCAGCGCTGATCGTCCATTAGGTAAATCTAGGCTTACAAATACCGCGCGCAGAATTATACAAGAAGTTGGAAGATTAAAAAGGCGTGAAGAAATAGCAGAAGAATTTTATGCACTACCACAGCGTTATATTAATGGACTTGCAGAAGGTGCTACTAAAGATCCTAATTTGGATTCTGCAGTTGGTAAAGTATGGTCAATTACTAAGGATGAAGAAGGTGAAAAACCTGATGTAGGTCAATTGCCGCAAATGTCAATTGATGGATTCATTGGCGCTAAAAAAGATAAAGCACGTGATTTTTGCGCAGAAACTGCATTAACACTTAGAAACTTAGGTTATGAAACAGGAAATCCATCTAGTCCTGAAAGTTTAGCTGCAATGTCAGATGATTTGTTATTAGAAGCTACAAATTCACAAACAGAAATGGGTAATCAAATTAAGCAGATTGCTATTACACTTAGATTGGCTGCTAATCAAACGGATACAATACCTGAACAATTGAATGATCTAATACCAGCCTGGAAGCCTATATTCCAGGTAGATATTGGTGCTGCAGGTGATGCAATGTTTAAATTGTTCAATGTCATGCCAGAACTACAAGGCACAGTATCTGGTTATAGAATGCTAGGTATTGGAATTAGAGAAGCTGAAACACTTGCAAAAAAGCGATTGGCAGCGCAAGGCAGTAGCTTCATGAAGGGTAATCAATAACATGCCTACTTTAACACCATTTGCTACTACAGCTGAATTAGCAGCTTACTGGCGCACTTTAACTGCAGAAGAAACAACAAGATCTGCAGTAATGCTTACACTAGCTAGTAATAGGCTAAGGGTATTGGCTACTAATGAAAGCGTTGATCTGGATACTAAAATAATAGATGATGAAGCGTTTAAATCAACCTTGCAATGGGTTGTAATGGAATCTGTAAAACGCGCCATTGCAACACCAACAGATCAACCATCTGTAGAAACATGGTCACAGACTGCAGGTCCATATTCTGAAAACTATAAATATGCTAATTCTAGCGGTGATATTTACTTTAAAAAAGCAGAATTGTTTGCACTAGGAATAAAAGGAAAACAGTCATTAGGAAGTATCAGTACTACAAAAACTGATATATATGGTGAGTCAATAGTTTAGTATGGATATTAAGTTTATAGCATTAATATTCATAACACTGGTAGTAGGTGCATTTAGTGGATATTTAATAGGTCGCACTAAAACATTTGGTGATACTAAAGTTAGCATACTACAGATTTTTGGAATGACTGCATTTTTAATGTATTTTGGTGGCGCTATTGGTGGTCTTATTGAATTTAATGAAGTAGCATTGAGTATAATATTAGCGTTTACTAGCGGTGAAACAGTCGGTGAAGCAATTAAGGGAGTTACAAAAAAATGAAGCATCAAAGAAATATTATCAAAGATTTAAAATATTCTTTACTTGGTATGATGGTTGTTTTTTTATTATCTTTACTTGGTTTTGCAGGATTTAATTTTGCACAAGGTCAATATTATAATTATCAACAAAATCAAGATCAACGCTACTATCAAACAGTTAGTAGTGATGAGCTTCTTAATGTTAAGTCTGTTTTAGCACCTGAAAAACTAGAGCAGGGCAAAGATCTGTTGGTTGAATTTTGTAGAGAACCAATAGCAAGAATAGTCGCAGTAAATAATATTAGAACTTTTTACATTGATGAAGATGGTAAAGAAGTTGCAGTTAAACAGCGTCAATTACCAGATGGTATAGAATATGAAACAACAGAAGATAATTGCCCTATAATTGCAATACAGGCAATAAATCAACCACAACAATTAGGATTGTATAGATTTTGCCAGCGCTTTGAATTTCCAGTTAGAGGTAATGAAAAAATTGCTACTTTTTGTACAACTGAATACGAATTGATTCCACCTAAATAATACTTATGTTATAATTGTGTTATAGGGTAGAGCTTCTGAAACATGTTGTTGTACTGATATTCTTATGAAAGGTTATTAATTATGAATGATGCTAGCAACGTAACATTTGGTAAACCAAAATCAACTGGTGCAGTATTTGTAGCACCTGCAGGCACAGCAATACCTGTTGATGCAACAACTGCTTTAGATGCAGCGTTTGAAGGTCTAGGCTATGTTAGTGAAGATGGTTTAGTAAACAGTACAGAAGCAGATACAAGTTCTATAAATGCATGGGGTGGTGATCAGGTTCTAGTTGGTCAAACTACATTTAATGAAATGTTTACAGTAAACGCAATAGAAACTAATGCAGAAGCATTAAAAGTCTATTACGGTGAAGATAACGTAACAGTTGTTGGTGATGCAATAACAATTACACAAAATAGCGATATGCTACCAAATGTTGTTGTTGTTTTTGAGCTAGTGCTTACAGGTGGCAGGATTAAAAGAATCGTAGTACCAAATGCACAGATTACTGATCGTAGCGGTGAAATTACTTATGTAGATGGTGAAGCAGTCACATATCCACTAGTATTTACAGCGTATCCAGATGGTAGTGGTAATACGCACACTGAATATATCGCAGTAGTTTAATCTAAAGCGTTTAAATACATTAGCACCTGGTCATGCCAGGTGTTTTTGTTTATGCTATAATTTTAGTATTAAATTAACGGAGTGGATAAAATGCCAGATACTAAAGAAGTAGCTAATAAAAACCCTAAAAGCACAGTAACAGATTTAGAAATTGATGGTTTTAAATTTACTGTTGATACAGATCTAATTGATGATGTTGAAGCATTTGAATGGATTAATGCCATTGAATCAGAAAACAAAATAACAGCAGTAGTACCATTGCTTCATTTTCTTATTGGTAAAGATGGTTATGAAAAGATGAAAGCGCACTACATTGAACAGGATGGTAGATTTAGAGCTACTAAGTTGATGGAAGTTTACCAGCTAATAATTAAGCATTTTAACCCAAAAGGCTAACGCTTGCCAGAATACGTTGGCAGTATTTTGATGAGCTTGAAGCAGATTTTCAAGAGTATTACCGCATAGATATAAATGATTTATCAGTGCAGCCTGAACGCCTGGCAAGGCTTCTATTTCAATTGCCTAGACAATCTAGGGTATTTACTAAACTAGCACCAGAAAACCAGTGGAGTTGGCAGGAAATATTGTTAAATAAAAGCAATTACTTACTTGAAGTGCTTACATGGCAAAAAACTAAAGATGCGCAAAAAAGAAATCCATCTAAAGCACCTAAAATATTCATTCCAGATTTTATGCCTAAACAAGAAACGCAAACAGCAATCAATAAAGATTCTGAATTACATGATTCAAAATCAATTGATGCAATACTATCAAAACCGCGCCAGAATAAATAATGTGTTCAGTTGTCGTATAGTCGCGTAAAGCCATTTGGCTATACAATACCTATTAGTTATAAACACACTATTAACGCAGGTCAACTAGCGTTAAACACATGTTTATAGCGTTTTATTGTTCGTATTTTGTTCTACCACTTCCCTGCTTAGTATATTATGAAATATTTTTTACGTTTAAGGTGTTAAATTATCAAACAGGGGATGCAACAGGGTGGATAGGGCAGGCTGATTACGCGTAAGGTATACTATTAGTATGGGTAGAAATGAATCATTTCAGTTAGATGTTAAAGGCGGTCAAGATGTTTTACAAAAGATGGCTGCACCATTAGTAAAACAATCTGCAGAAGCAATAGCTGCAAGGGCGCGCGGAATGGCTTCTAGCCTATCTAGCAATCCACCAACTATAACTGTAGAAACTAAAGTAGGAACTATTAAAAGAGGTCTTAGGGCTATAGCTACTGTTAAAGCAGAAGGCAGTGATGCGCATGAAAATTATATAGGTCATAAGGTCCTAGCAAAAGCTAAAGATGCAGGGCGCGTTAATTAGTAATTGTTATGTTATAATTTGAGTATATAAATTACGTTTACGGTTGCGGTAAAACTGGCTAATGAAGGGTTAAGATCTTGGCTGATATCGGAACTGGCTATATACGAATAGCACCAAACATGACTGGCATACAAGGCAAAATTGCTGGTGGTATGAAAGGTGCTGGTGCAAAAGCTACTAGGCAGCTAGGTGAAGAAGTTAATTCTAATTCTGGTGGTTTTAAAAACGCAATTGGTAAATTAGGTGGAATAGCTAAAACTGGTGGATTAGCAATTGCTGGTGGTATGGCGGTTGGTATAGCTGGACTTGCAGCACTAACTGGTAAGGCATTGCAATCTGGTGCTGAACTAGAACAGCAACTAGGTGGTGCAGATGCAGTATTTGGTGAATATGCAAGCAGTATAAAACAATCTGCAGAAGATGCATTTTCTGAATCTGGTCTAAGCATGAATGAGTTTCTGCAAGGCGCTAACAAAATGGGTTCATTGTTTCAAGGCGCTGGATTCAGTGTAAAAGATTCAATGGAAATGTCTAGCGATTCAATGCAGCGCGCATCAGATGTCGCTTCTATTATGGGTATTGATACCACCAGCGCGCTAGAAGCAGTTGCAGGTATGGCAAAAGGTAACTTTACCATGATGGATAACTTAGGTGTAGCAATGAATGACACATCTATTCAGGCATTTGCACTAGAACAAGGCATTACAAAATCTACTAGTGCCATGAGCGCACAAGAAAAAATTGGATTAGCGCAACAAATGTTTATGCAAAAAACTGCTAAATATGCTGGTAACTATGCAAAAGAAAATGCATCACTATCTGGATCAATCAATACAACCAAAAAAGCATTTGATAATTTAATGACTGGTGAAGGTGATATTGATGGTTTTATAGAAATGCTATTAAATACAATAGAACTAGCAGTGCCTAAGATAATTGATCTACTACCTAAAATTGTTACTGGTATAAGCGCGGTCCTATCTGCACTAGTGCCTGCAATCGCTAAAGCATTACCTGTTCTTATACCAGCACTTATTGGTGCAGTTGTTACTTTGATTCAAAGCTTAGTTGCGGCAATGCCTATGATAATAGGGGTTTTGCTAGAAGCATTACCACTTGTTATTGATGGATTCATCACTTTATTTATAGCAATATTGCAAGCGCTACCAGAAATTGTAAAAACAATAGCTAACGCTATACCAACAATTATTGATTCAATTGTTAATGGTCTTACTAATCCAGAATCATTGAACGCTATAATTATGGGTGCTGTAGATTTGTTATTAGCATTAGTAGAAGCTATACCAATAATTATTCCAGCATTAATTGGCGCAATACCTATTATTCTAAGAAATATTGTGCAGGTTTTAACCAGTCCAGCATTTATTAGAGCAATGATTAATGCAGGTGTTCAACTACTACAGGCACAGATCCAGGGTATGATTAGCATGGGTGGATCTGTAGCAAGCGCAGCATGGGATATCATAGGAATAATTAAAGATACATTATCACCTTCTAATTTATGGGGTATTGGTACTGATGTTGTAAAAGGTTTATGGCATGGTATTCAGTCAATGGGTGGCTGGATTAAAGATAAAGTTATTGGTTTTGTAAAAGATAAAATACCTGCACCTGTTAGAAAAGCGCTTGGAATTAATTCACCATCAAAAGTATTTGCAGAAATTGGTAGGCATGTTGATGAAGGTCTAGTAAAGGGAATTGAAGATAATAGTTTTAGAGTGAAACAATCCGTAAAACACATGACAGATCAAGCATTAGCAGGTGTAACAGATCCTAGTTTTAACCCTAGCGTTGCTTTTTCAGGTAGTACATCAGGCGGTGGCACACTTGCTGGTGGTGGCGCTACTACAAATAAAACAATTTCTATTGGTAATATATCACTTGGAAGCACTGGTGCAGTTCAAGAGTTTTTCAGACAGCTAAACCAGGATACAATAAACGTAGGCATGGGATTAACACCAGTGCAGGGGAATCAATAAAATGAATGGTTTAATCAGTTTTAATTCAAATAGCTTGCAAACATACGATATTGCAGCACAAACAGGCATTATTACGAATGTTATAAATCATGGTAGCATACCAGATAAAGTTGCTAACTTATACCAAATAGCTAATTCAAATTCTAGTGCAATACCATTTATAGATTATCCTAGTAAAGCCATTTCAATCAGTGGCGTGATTAAGGGTAGTGATCAAGAAGATTTAGATACTAGAATTGATACTTTTAAAGGTTATTTTAATGGTAAAAACCATAACCTAGATATTAACTATAAAAGCACAAACAGGCGCTATACTGCTACAGCTACAAATGTAGGAATTAGTGAAAGAACTGGCGCACTGTTATATGTTGAATTTACTGTTGAATTTATCTGCACAAAACCATTTGGTAAAGATATTATTGCAACAGAAATAGCAAATGTTTCAGGTAATACGTTATCAACAGTAACATTTAACCCTGTTATTGGTGGCAATGCACCAGAACAATTACCAATAACAACAATTACGTTAAACGCAATCACAGGATCTGGTGATTATGTGCAGTTATCAAATGATGGCAATGATCAGAAGCTACTAGTATTTGGCAAAAACTTGCAGGCTGGTGATGTAATAGTAATAGATGGTGTTTCTAGAGAAGTTACAATAAACAGCCAATTGGTAGATTTTGAAGGTTCATTTTTAGAGTTTGAACCAGGCGCACAATCATTGACTTATACAGATGGTTTTGATAGTCGCAACTCTGATATATTAATTGAATACCAGAAACAATATCTATAATGATTAAACAACTGCAAGTAACTAAACCAGCAGTAACAACCAGCACTACACCATCAACAGGGGGTGATAGCTGGATAAACCCTAATAACATACTGGTTGATGATAATACATCTTCTACACTAGCATTTACTACAGGCGGTAATTTTGGCGCACTGTTGGTTGCTGATGGTTTTGATTTTAAAATACCAGATTCAGTTGTAATTGATGGCATAGCACTATCAATTGATGGAAGTGAAACAGGATGCACGGGCACAATCAATATTGGCTTGCCTGGTAGCACTTCTATTGATTTAGGTACTCTAAACACTACTTATGGTGGTAATAATGATCTATGGGGCTTAGAATCAATTAGCCATGCAGATTTAGCAGATATTGAAATAAATATTTCTGTAGATGATTTATCTGGCGGTGATGGTATTGCATCAATTGATTACCTGGCAGTTACTGTTCATTATCACATTGATCTATCAGTAGAACCAACAGAAGTACCAACTAGATTTGCATACAAAGTTTATTCAAGAGAAGGAACTTATTTAGGTGAATTACCAGATGTATCTACACCATTTGTATTTTCACAGGATATTAATAGCGCTGGATCTACTTTAAACATTACATGTGGTAAATTTATTGATAATGCAACTACTACAGATACGTTATTAACGGAAGATCTAGAAGATATATTAACAGAAGGTGATCTACCAATTTTAGCAACTGCTACCAGTACATTAGTAGCAAAAGGCGCATCAGATGAAGAAGCCATATATAAAAACTCAAATAGGGTGCAGGTTATTATGTATAACTATTGGCATCCAAATGGTAAATTAGTTTTTAGTGGTCAAATAAATCGCGTATCATTTCAATATGGTACTGGCAATGAATCAGTTACATTAACAGTGTTCAGTGATGGCGTAGATCTAGTAAACTATATTGCACGTGGTTTATCTGGTGATTATGTATTGGATCAATCAGAATTGAATACTGGTGGCAGTATTGGTAACAATCAATCTGCATCTGGTCCGTTTTGGCGCAGAAGTGGTCAAACATTTACAACTGGTGCAGGTGTAACAAATATTGGTGCAATTAGCTTAATGTTACGTGCAAATGCTAACGTGACTATAAATGTATTTGATGCACCTAATGGTAATTTACTAGGATCTACAAGTAAAAGAGTTGATACACCAGGATTTGATAGAACAGAAGTGCAATTTGCTTTTCCGCAACTTATAGAAGCTGCAGAATTAACACAATACTTTTTTGATATAAGATTGCAACCTGGTCAAAATCTAGAAGTACAAAATGGATTTAGTATTCCATATTCAGGCGGTGAATGCTGGTTATCTCAATATGATGGTGGTGGCGGTGGCGCTTATGAAGAATATGGTGGTAATTTATGGTTTAAAACATTTTCTGGTACTTTAGTTACAACTACAACTTATGTTGATGAAGATCCTACAATTGGCATGATGCGGTCAATATTGAATGATTATGTTAGTAGGGGTGGATATATCACTGAAAGAAATTTTGAAACAACTGGTTTAGAATTAACTTACACATTTAGCCAGGCTACTATTTTTGATGGTCTTAGAAACGTATTAGAAATGTCACCTGCAGGCTTTTATTCATTCATTGATTTAGGTACTGCACAAATGGATATATTACAAATATCTGATTCTGCAGATTTTACAGTTGTTAGGGGTAAAGATGTTAATGCACTTGATGTTGCATTAACCATAGAATCAGTTAAAAATACGCTACTGTTTACAGGTGGTGAAATTTCAACAGATCCATCTGTAAACTTATTCAAATATTACCAGGATAGCGAAAGTGCTGCATTTTATGGTACTAGAATGGCTACAAAAACAGATAACCGCGTTGTTTTAGATCCAACAGCTAATGCAGTGGGTTCTTCATTCATTGATGAATCTTCAAAAGAAGAACAAGAAACATCTGTAACTGTTCTAAATACATCAATGGATATATCACTACTTACACCAGGCAAAACACTAGGATTTAGAAGTTTTACTAATTTTATTGATTCACTAGTGTTGCAAATTGTAAGGCGTGATGTACAGCCTGGATTTGGTGCAGTTAAACTTACATTAGGACGTTTACCGCTAAATACAAGCTTAGAAGTTCAAAGAATCAATAGAGAATTGCAGAATGAACAGACAGTTAATAACCCTGATCAACCAGATTAATAAATGCTATAATAAACATAAGGATTAAACAATGCCAAAAATTACCGCACTACCAACACTAACAACACCAGCTATACCTGATGTATTTGCAATAGTTGATGATAGCGCTGGTGAAACTAAGAAAATAACACTGCAAACTTTAAAAAATTTCTTTAGTCCAACTGGTGTAATTGCAGATTATGCAGGCGCAACACCACCAGATGGTTGGTTACTCTGTTATGGTCAAGCAGTTAGCAGAACAACCTATGCTGAATTATTTACCGCTATTGGTACCAATTATGGTACTGGTGATGGTAGTACTACATTCAACATACCTGATGAACGTGGTGTTGTTACTGCAGGTAAAGATGATATGGGTGGCACTCCAGCAAACAGGCTTACAGGTTTAGCTGGTGGTGTTGATGGTAGCGTATTAGGTGCAATTGGCGGTCTACAGCAACATACACTTACTGCAGCGCAAATGCCAGTACATACGCACACACAGAACCAGCACAGGCACTTAATGACAAGTGTTGCAATAGGTGCAACTAGAAACTATTCCAATTTTGGTAGTGATGCTGGTATTGTGGGTAATAGATTTACTGATTATGAAACTGCATCAAACCAAAATGCTGGTAGCGGTGGCGCGCACAATAACGTACAGCCAACAGGTATTAAAAATAGAATAATTAGATACTAGGAGTACAAACAATGCCAACTTATTATGCACAAAATACGAACACAGAAGTTACTGCAAAAGTATGCAGAAAAATTAGTGAAGAAGTAAAAACACCTAATGGTGTAATTACTGTTATGCAAGGTAGTTATATTATTGAAGATCAAAATGGAAATATATATGCAATGCATCCTGATCAATTTGAATCTGAATATGATAAATCTAAGAATAAAGAATTAGAAAAAATTCAAAAACAAATTGCTAATGATGAAGCAGAACTAGAAGAAAAATTTACACAAGAAGCGGAAGAAGCTAAAAAAGCCGCTAAAACTAAAAAGAAAAATGGCAAATAAAAAACCTGCATTTAGCAGAACAGAATGGGCAGAAGCACGTAAACGCGCAATATCTACTAAAGATCCGTATTGTGCTATTTGCAAAAACTTTATAGATATGGATGCACCAGCTTTTTCACCATTAGCTGTAGAAGTAGATCATATTGTACCCAGGTCAAGAGGTGGCGCGCTATTTGAACTTGAAAACCTGCAATTAACACACAGCAGGTGCAACCGTCAAAAAGGCGCAAAAATGGATTCTGATTATGATGGTGGTAAAGTAGAAAATCCAGTACCATTATCTAACAATTGGTAATCTGATATAATAAAACCATAAAGGGGTTGTTATGATATTAAAACTTTATAAAGATGAACAGGTAGATTCACCTGCACCTGCAGTTGGTCCTAATGAACCATTAGAAGAAGCTGCACCTGGCAGGAATGAAATTTATAAGCCATGATGGTAGCTATTAGCGCTGATGCTTATGCAGCAACTAGACTAAATGTCTTTTTTCCAGCAAACAATCAAACATCAGTAGATGGTAATTTAACTGGTCAATGCGTAACTTTAGTTAAATGGTTTATGGCTGAAATGACAGAAGTACCCTATCCTTTTTCTGCTAGAGGTCATGCAAGATATGCAGGTGATACGCTAGTTGCACAAGGTCATGCTATAGTTGTATCTGCAAAAGATAGAAAACCTGGTGATATAGTAACTTGGAAATATGGTAAATATGGTCATACTGGTATTTTATTATCTGGTGATAGAGTGTTTGAATCAAATGTAAATGCAGGTAATGTACAGCGCAGGGTTGTTGATGGTTCTTATGTTTATTCATCCAGAATAGGCAAACTAGATGAAGCCTGGCGCAATGCAAACCTAGTAGTGTATAGAATTAAGACTTATAAAGGGGATAACATGCCAACATTAGTAACAAAAGAATTTGCTAGAATGCTACATTCAGAAATGGAAGGATGGGATCTAGGCAAAACACACACAGGTGTATACGATAAAGTTTTTATGGATGCATGGGGTGGCAAACCTATTGAAGATCTATTATGGCAAAAATGGAAAACAAACGAAGCATTTAGAGGTCAAAGAGAACGCAACCGCAAATTCTATGATATGTATTCATCTGTTATTAGTGGATTGTCAGATCGTCCTACAGTTGCTGAATATGAAAAGGCACTAGCACAGATTAATGTAGAAGCTAAAAAAGCACAAGAAGCAGAGCAACGCGCGCAAAAATCCTATGATGAAGCAAAAGCTGCAACAATTAAAGCTGGTGAACTGCAAGATGAAAAAGAAACTGCAGAAAAAACTGGCAATGCATTTATGCGCTGGTTAGGTGATCAATTAAATAAATTAATAGGTAAAGGTAATTAATATGAACAATGTAGCAGTTACTGAAACACTAAAGACAATTGGACGCGGCATCTGGTTTAGTTTGCTAGGTATAGTAGTTTTGATACTTACAGCCATTACAACCAGTCCTAGCGTTATAGAAGCAACTTTAACACTACCAGTTATAGGCACAGAACTATCTGCAGGTACAGCTATTGTTGCTGCAACCGCAATGCTAACTAAAATCATTGATAGATATATTCATACATCTAAAAAAACAAGCATTGCAGGTATAGCGCCAAAATTCTTACAGAGATGAAAATAATTAAACTAACTAATCTAGCATGAACTTACGCCCTATCTTAGATGATGGGGCTTTTTGTTTACCTGCTACACAAGGAATGGAAATAGTAGTGATAGATAAACAACACATGCGTGATGCAGCAGATAGAGCAACAAAACTAATTGATATGTTGCGCCATGATAGTGAATTTAGAACACCACTGGATGATTTAGCTTACATAGCACTAGAAACACTTAATGATGCAGTAAATGATCCTGTAGATCCTATGCAGATAGATGAATACCATTTGCTAAGTGGTGCAATTCAAAGAATCTATTTAGACTGAACAAACATTTTATTCATTTAACCTGTTCTAAAGATTTACTACCCTTCATGTTATTGCAGTAGATGCAGGCAGGTTTAATATTATCTAAATTAAAGCGCAAGCCTGGCGCGCGTGATCTACTAACAACATGGTCTAGCGTTACACTATCCGCATCTAATCTAACAGGACACCAGGGATGGATATTTAAATAACAAATCCAATATATACCATCAACAGGTGGTGGGTTTTTCCTAAACCATGTAGCGCGTGTTATGAACCATTGTTTAGTTGTTTTTCCTATTTTTTTAATAGGCACTTGCTTTAATGCTTTTTTAGGTTTTTTAAAACATTGATATGGATAATGCCCCATTGCGTGACAAATTTTGCAAGCTTTTTTTGGTCTACGGTCCATTTTCATAACTCCAGTCTTTTTTATCAGTATAGCAACAGTTGCGCTTGTGCTATAATTACAGCATAAAACCGTATACAGGTACTACCTGGTAAAAAGAAGGGAACGCGGCAATGGCTAATAAAGATGTTGAAGTAAAGATTCATATTGTTAAGATAAAAGATCTAACTAAGAATGAATCAAATCCGCGCAAAATAAACAGCAAGAAATATGAACAGTTAAAAAAGTCGCTTAAAGATTTTCCTGAAATGAAGAAACTTAGGGAAATTATAGTAGATGAAGATCTAACGATTCTAGCAGGGCATCAAAGGATATACGCACTTGAAGATCTAGGCTATGATGATGTAGAGATTAAGCAAGCGTTTAACCTAACACCAAAACAGAAGCGCCAATTTATTATAAAAGACAATGATCACAGTGGTGAATGGGATACAGATATTCTAGCTAATGAATGGGATACTACAGAACTAGCAGAATGGGATATGCCAGATTTTTCTGATGCTGGTGATGATAAAAAAGAAAACAATAGCAAAACACCTAATATGGTTGAATGCCCTGAATGCCTGCACGAATTTGAAGCATAGGAACTAGCAGAAATGCCAGTATCTAGCAAGTCATTAAAACAGTATAAGAAAAAACCGCGCCAGGCGGTTGTTAAAAAGCGCCATAATAAATTACCACACAAATCAAAAGCTATACCAGAAGCAACACATGAAAAATGGTTTTTTAGTTTAGAGAATACATATTTTGTTCAATTAGCTAAAGAATGGAATGAACGCAACTTGAAGATTAATATCAAGATGCAAGATGATTATGATCAATGGTTTAACTATTTCAAAAATCTATCACCTAACAAAAACAAAATGTTAGTTAGTACTGGTAAAGATATTATTCCAACAGAAGGCTATGCAGCACTAGTTAGATGGATGGACGTTATGAACAATCCAGCAAGAATAGATAAAATACACCAGGCTGGACTAACTAAAAAGCACAATGCTGATAAAGATGCTAAAACAATTGTTGAATTATCGCAATCTAATGATCGTCTAGGGGTTTTAAAAGCAATTAGGGATCAGATAGCCATGAAGCTAGAAAAAGGCGCTGGCGCGCGTGATACAGCATCTTTAGCGCGTGAAATGACAGAGATCATGACACAGATTGCTGATTATAATAAAAGGCTTGGTCCTAAAAAGAATACAGAACTAGGTAGATTGCTTGATGATATGCCTGAAAATCTTAAAAAACGTCCTGGTAAAAATGGCGGTGGCGCAGATAACACCAGCTTTAGATCAAGAATAACAATAGAGGATGTACAAACAACATGATTGGCGTTTACATAACAATAAATGGTGAACCAATATTTGCTAGAACTGCAGTTAATAGGCTAAAAGAACATGGTTGCTATATTCAAGATGATGGCATGCGTATTATGCATGATCCTGATGATGGTGCAGTAGAACTAGCTATAAAGATGCTACATAGCATTGAACCGCATCCTGATGAACTAACATTGTGCAACAATTGTTATTGCATGACTAAAACTTGGCATGGCGGTTGCGGTAAATGCAGGGCTAAAAAATAATGCCTGAATCTAGAAAAGGAAATCAAAAGCCTAGAATTGATATATACAAAAACGGTGATATTTGGCTAGCAGATAAAACAATAAGATTAGTTGCAGCATACGGTATAGAGCTTCTAGAATGGCAAAAGCAAGAACTATACAGGTGGATGGCACTAGATGATGAAGGCAAATGGACTAATCCAGATTGCGGTTTATTAGTACCACGCCAAAATGGTAAATCAGAAGTTATTATTGCGCGCATTATTGGCGGTATGGTGTTTTTAGGTGAAGCGTTGATTTATACCGCACAATCTGAAACAACTGTTAATGAAATTAAAAGGCGTATCCAGCGCTTCTTTTATGATGCAGAAGAAGAAATTAGGGATATGCTAACTGATGAATTTGATAGTGAACCTAAAAGCCTGGATTATGTAGAACTTAGAAACAGGGGTAGATGCATATTTAGAACAAGAACTAGAACTAATGGTTTAGGTAGCACAAATGATGTTTTGATACTTGATGAAGATCAAGAAGAAACTGATGCACAGCAAGAAGCGCTACTACCAACTATTTCATCTGGTAAAAACCAGAACTATCAAACCATCAGAGCAGGCACACCACCATCAGGCGGTGGTAAAGGCACTGTTTTTATAAGAATGCGGCAATCGGTCCTAGACGGTAAATCAGAAGAACTATGCTGGCAAGAATGGTCAGTTGAAACAATAACAGATCCTGATGATGTTGAAGCCTGGTACATGGCAAACCCTAGTTTAGGTTATTTCCTACAATTAAAAGCAGTAAAAGCTGAATCTACCAAGATGGCGCTGGATAGTTTCAATAAAATGCGTTTAGGATGGGTTGCAGGTAAAGAGAACCAGCGCGCTATAACAGATGATCAATGGAATGCGCTTATTGTTAAAAAAGTAGAATTACCAGAAAATCCAAATCTAGTTTATGCAGTTAAATTTGCGCCAGATAGAAGTTCAGTTTCACTATGTGTTGGTGTTTTAATGCCTAGCGGTTTAGTTCATGTTGAATTAATGGATCGTAAACCTATGAGCGCTGGCATGCATTGGTTATCAATGTGGTTACTATCCAGATGGCGCGGTTGCAATAAAATAATAATTGATGGCGCAGCTGGTACAACATTGCTAGTAGAAGAACTGTTAAGATCTGTTGAACCTGGCAGGCGTAAACGTTTATCAAAAATAATACTAACACCTAATGTTAAAGAAGCTGGCGCAGCATACGGATCATTTTATGAAGCAGTAGATCAAAAACTACTAACACACTACAACCAGCCTGCATTAACCATGTCAATCAGAACAGTAAAGAAGCGTGATATAGGCAGGGATGGCATGTTTGGTTATGCAACCATGAACAATGATATTCAGAGTGATCCAACAGAAGCAGCTGCATTTGCTAATTATGGCGCTATAAGGTTTAAAGCAACTAGATCTAAATCTGGCACAGGTCAATCTGTATCAGTCTAGCAATGAACAAGTTTGTTATGCTATATTATCTGTAAGCAGTAGTGCAGTAAGACACGCTACAGCCTAACGACTCCACACGTGGCAACTAGAACCTATGGGTTCTTTTTGCTTTTTAGGCTATGTTATAGATTAATACATAATACTATTGACAAATAACAAAGAATAAGCTATACTGTAGCTATGATAACAATCAAACAAATAATCAAAAACAAATATTACAAATACGTACCAGGTGAATTTTTTCCAATTTACACAAACAATGAACTAATAAACAAAAAAGAATTTCACATGTATAAAGCTAAAAGAGCAATATGGATCACTAGCTACTACATTCAGGCTATTAAGCGTAACTATAAGCTTGCACAACAGTAATAGTTTTATCCATCTATAGTACTATATAAAAATGTTCATAGAACAATCTATACACTATATAAAAACACCTCTGTTAGTTATCCACACAATACACAGGTTTATCCACAGTCATAAGTATTTAGATTTGCCATTAATGAAATTTAGATGCTATATTTAATTCAAGACTAAAAACAATTTGTGGGGGTACAATCAATGTCTTATAAACTTAATAACACTAGAAAAGAAACAATGCTAAAACGCATTGGTGATGCTGCAACACTAGTAGATGATCATAGATTTTTACCATTTTACAGAGGTGTTCAGATACGTTTAGAGAAAATGGGCAAACTTGAAGAATGGCAGTTAATGATTGAAACCGCTAAAACTAAAGATAACCCTAGCAGGTATTTTGCAATGATCTGCAAGATGGTTAGGGATGGCACATATAAATTTGCTAAGAAAATCAAAGAAATTGCATCTAGCACTTCACTTTATATATCAGATAAGATAGCTAAATTTGGTTTTGGCAAGTATCAAAAGTACTGGACGCACAAAAGTAATGAGTTTATAAACAAAAATGGCATGGCTGGATTCACTGAATTACTAGAATATGCAGAACGCAAGGGCATATCACAGAAATATTTAGCAAAAATGCTATTAAACGGTAAACCACCACGCCAGTATTATGAAGAAAACGTTTTAGGCGTATCAAATGGCTAATAAGTGATTGAATTTATTTTAATAATTTTACTACCAGTATTTTTCATATTATGGTTTATCTACCAATTGCTAAAAATTACATTCATAGTGGTATGGATCTTTATTTTATCGGTCCTGGCGCTATTATCTAAAATTATATTTGCGATAAAACAATAAACCATATACAGTTTAAATGTAAAGCAACTAAAACTAAAAAAGAACGGTGGAAAAAATGCAAAACTTAATAAACTTATTTATAAAACTAACAGCAAAAAGGATTCATTGCCCTTGCGGAATTAACTTAAAAAGCAATCAGGCTGCAATGGATCATTTAGCAACGCATGATGATGTTATTGGATGTTTAGATTTATCCACAGATTCAGTAATTTGGTAGCATTTCTTTTTGACAAACCCTATATGGTTACTTATAATAATTAGTAACATTAGGTAAACAGAGGGAGTTGTTTTAATGGGTATGTTTGGAAAAAAAGATAATGAAAAACTATCAGGTACATTTATGGGTGAATCTATACCCAGGGCTGTAAATCCAGTTAATTATGATACTGTTCTAGACTATTTAACCAGTCTAAATGCAGAAGATTTTGAAAAGATATTTAAAGTATCAACTATATACAGAAAAGCTAATACAGAAGCTGCAGATGTACTAGGTTTAGTAGAAACTGCAACAGCAAGCATTTCTACTGAATTAAGTGAAGATGAACAAGATGATGAAGATCTAGAAAATCTGCTAGATGATGATGAACTTAATAATGCATTCTTAGATGCAGAATCAGAACCACCAGTTAAAAAAGTAACTGCTAAAAAGATTCAATAATGAATGATATGGTATCGCCTAGCAAATTACCTAAAACAATAGATGGCAAAATGCAACGCGTTATCATAGCATTTGATGTTGATGGCACATTAATAAAAAATGAAACAGATGATTTTAGGCATGGAGTACCAGGTAAAAATGATGTACCTATAATCCATCAAATAAATACACTGCAAGTTCTATCAACTTATAAAAACATTAGAATTGTAGTATGGTCAGGCGGTGGCAAGCAGTATGCAGAAACATGGGGTAAAAGACTAGGATTAGATAAATATGTATGGCGTTATGCTAGCAAACTAGAACATAGAGAAATTTCACAAGATTGCGCATTTCTAATAGCAATAGATGATATTCAATCAACAAACTTAGGTGATATTAATTTAATAGTTAGGGAAAAATAAGATGAACAACAATAATCAAAAAGGTAATATAGATCTAATTTTAATATTAGTAGGTGTATTTTTTAGCATATTTTTAATTTTAGCGCTTTTATCTGTAAGTTTTAAAGGTTCAAATGAAAGAGTTTCAGGGGTGGTTTACAATACTACAAATGATACGTTTATAGCAGGCAATACTAGATTTAGCATAAGGGCTGCAGAAAATACATTTGTTTCAGAAGAAAACAAAAGTTCATACTGTTTACCACCAAATTCAGAATATATAGATCTTATCAACCGCGCAGCAGAAAACAAGGATATTAAAGTTGTTGTACGTGCTGAAAAGTATTTTGCTATTAAAGCGCCCTGGACTTGCTATAACAATGTAGTTGTAGAAGAAGTAAAATAACATGATACCAATATTAAATAAATTCTTAACAGTCCTGCTATACATAATCACAATAGCTGTATTAGTAGCGTTGCTAAGTTTAATACTAGATTTTATTTTCTGGATTTGGATGTAACTATGAAGATAGCTTTAGATGATAGCCTGGTAACATATTCATTGAAATATGCAACAATGGTTGGTGATCCAGAAATAACTAATTATATCTGCAATAGAATATCTGAATCAGTAGCTGGAATGTCTAGAGCAATAACACAATATTGCATAGATGATCTAGATAAATATTTACGTGAAGCATCACCAGATTATTTAAAAAGTTCACCATTAAGAAGATTGTTAGAAGTGCTAGAATTGCACATTAAGGAATATAAATAATGGGATTTTATAGCACACACATCTGGAAAAATGGCGCAATTACAACTGTAGAACGTATTGGAGATAATGATATTTCATTAAGGGTGCAAGATTCAGATGAAAACATGCTAGTTGATATAATCGCTGGTGAATACGAAATGTTATGCATAGCGCATTCAATATTAAGTGTTTTAACTACCCAGGACGTTGCACAAGATGAGTAAATCAGTTGGTGAAGATATATTAATAGAACTAAAGCGTAATAGGGAATTGTTACAAATGTATATAGAAATTGGTCCTGCAGGTTCATTTGGCGCTGCAATGATCAATCAAGATATTGATAATGCTGAAAAAGCTTTATCAGAAGGCAATATAATAGAAATATTAAAGAGTTATGAAAAGTTAAAAAACAATGAGTAAATATATTACATCACCAACAATGTATGTTGATAGGTTTACTGAAAAAGTGATACAGCCTGATGAAAACTTAGTAAAACAGTTTCATTCATATTTAGATATGGTTGCAATAACGAATAAGCAACTTGCAATGGCAATAGATATGACTGTTTCAGATATTCTAAAATTTAAAGATCCAAATAGAATGAATCAACTAACACCACCTGAAATATTAAAAGGCAATAATGGACGGTAAAAGCCAGGCATGGAAAGATGCAGCAGAAACGCTTCTAAAGGCGCTAGCACTAGAAAACAAGTACATAGTAGGTGATATGGTCATTTTATTTCTAGAATCGGCTGGATATGGCTTAGATGATTACGCAGTACTAGGTGGCGTATTCAAAAGAGCTGCTAAAAAGGGAATAATTACTAAAATTGATTCACCTACTAAATCTGCACAAAGCTTATGGCAAAGTAATCTATGCAAGGTAAAGCCATGATAAATAAACTAAAGTGCTTTTTAGGTTTTCATAAATGGGAAGCTAAAGGTCCAACAAGAATTGAACATAACAGCAAATGGGATAGTAAAGAAATTGCTATTGGAATCTGCACTAGATGCGGTGAACTAGCAGAAATAAGAAGGGATTATAACTGGTAAATTTATGAAACAGATAACACCACCAATAGAACCACAATCTAAACCAAAACCAATTACGCAATCAGGTAGAATAATCAGAATGCTTACTGATGCAGGATCTAGAGGTGTAGAAAACCACAAATTTCCAGAAGCAGGAATACTGCAATATGGCGCTAGAATCAATGGCTTACGCAAGGACGGTCACAGCATTTATTGTGAACAAAAGAAGATAGATGGTAGAGCAACAGGCACATTTATCTATTATCTAGGTGATGCGCCTGATCCAGAAGGTAGTAAATAATGACTAAAGTTGTATATACAGAATACCAGCGCGAAATAAATACCATTGCTGAAATAGCAGAAAAGCTACAATATATCCGCACAATGCTAGATGATCGTACTAGAAAACAGCGTGTATTGCGTGAAATACGCATTAAATGGCTAGAAGGTAAGAAATAATGGATTGTGAACAAATCGGTGAAGGCATAATTATTAGCGGTAATTTTGCTGAACGCACTAAAGAAATGCCAAAAGATTTTGATCATACTACTACTGGTAAATGGTATGCACCGTATACAATGCAGTGGCGTGAAACATTAGGCGGCACTATCTGCAGTTGCAAACAGGTTAAAGTAAATTTTGCGCCATATTATGGATATGATTATTTCCACATGGATTATTGCAATCTAATGAAAAAACTTAGAGATTATCCACAAATTGAATCATTGGTTGAAACATATCTACCAGCAATGCACCAATATCATGATGCAGTGCCAGCTGATACGCACACACCGCTATATATCAAAGGTCGTAGCAGCAAAGGGAAGCGCATACCAGTAAATGTAACTAAAGGAGAACAACTAGATGAGTAGGCAGGTTTTTTCTCATACGACACAAGATGAGTATTACACACCCAAATATGCTGTAAAAATAATTGCAGATAGAATACTACCAAGTACAGAAGTGATATGGTGTCCATTTGATAAAGAGGATAGTAATTATGTAGTAGTTTTACGCAACATGGGCTTTAAGGTGGTGGCAACGCATATAGACAACGGAGAGAATTTTTTGACTTATAAACCAGTTTTCCCTTTTGATATGATAGTAAGTAACCCACCTTTTTCCCTAAAGACAGAGATACTCCAGAAGTGCCTAGAATATGATAAGCCCTTTGCACTACTACTACCGTTTACTATGTTAAACTCCATAAAAACCATCAATCAAATAGCTAAGTGTGATATACAGTTTTTGATAATGGACAGACGCATTAGTTTCAATGGGGAAAGACCTAATTTTACTTGTTGGTATGTCTGTTATGATGTGCTGGACAGAAGCATAGAATACTACTTGTTTGATAAAGACCCTAAAGAATTATATAAACTTGAAATCGCTTAAGGAGAACAAGTAGATGAGTAAAGTAGATGATATATTACTAATATTAGACTCTGAATGGCAATACAAGATTGACACTGCCAAAGAACAACTACTAGCCGAGGTGTTGGATATGATAGGGGGCTGGCATAAATACCCAAGCAAAGCATTACCAGGTGATGAAGCCTACGTCATAGCTGAAACAATAAATAAGCGTAACACCGAACTCCGTCAAGCAGCTAAAGAAAGGTTTAAGTAATGAGTAATACACTTAATGCACTTAATGCACTAGAAGCATTCAAAGATGCTCTAGTGAACGATGCAAGAGCTAAATCAAATGGGTACGTCAATGGCGATATGTTCTATGACAATACTATGACTATATTAGGAAGAGAGCCTAGTTCTGCTGAATGGCAACACTTCAAGAATGTAAGAATCCTTCACCGTGAAGTTGACCATAAAGATGGGTGGGAGAAGCTATGAGTAATACAGCAGAGAAAGAATTAGAAAAAAACTGTGGCACTAGAGTATATCGCGGATCAGTAGGCTGCAAATGTTTAACCTGCACTACCATTAGCAGTGAAGGTTTAGTTATTCATGATGATATGCATGCCAGATACCTGTTTGATTGGACTGGTGAAGGCGTTAAATACTTTACAACTAAAGAAGAAGTGGGTAAATCATGAATAGTACAGGTCATAAATCATTAAAAATGCCTGGTGGCACTAAACTAATTGACTGGATCAAACCAACACTACACCAGGAAGCAGGCTTTTTTAACGTAGCTAGCATACCAACAGATCAACAAATAGCTTTAGTCATATCTGCACTAAGAATGCACACAATAATGGTTCACGCTGCACAGTATGATCAAAGCGAATTAGCTGATAGAAGTAAAGTAACTGAATTTCATGCAATAGAATCTAGTATAGGTAGATATTTTAGGGATGTAGCAGATTTAGAATTAAGAAGGGGTGAATAATCATGAACAATAAACCAACAAATAGAGTAATAATACTAAATGAATCACTAATAGGATCTATCATTAAAGATATATTCACATTTGGCATGTTTGCAGGATTGATGTATTTCAATCATAGAATATTATCAGGCAGCACATTTGTAGATGTTTTATTCATAATCCTAGTTATGATGTTTATACAAGGCAAGTTTAGTAGCCGCGCATTTAGTGGTAGCAGCAAAAGTGCTATAAAATGGTTAGAAGATAGGGATAAGCAAAATGTCAGAAGCTAAACAGAAACAATTCATAATACCGCCTGTTATTTCAGTTCATGGATGTGAATTAGATCTAATCAAAATAGAAATGCTTGATGATGCAGGTCATGCATACTATGAAACTAGGTATCCTAAGATAGATACAGTAGCTGAATGCAGCATAAGCTTTAAAGATGGTCCAGGCTTCATGCAACGTTTAGCAACCGCTGGTGGATCTATATTAGAGGATAAGAAGCAATGAAAAAGCTAATCCGTATAATCTTCATGATTTTACTAACACCACTATGTATATTCAGTTGCACCATTGGTAGCCTAATCTTATGGGTAGTAACAGATGAAAGTTTAAAGCATTATATTGATGAATACATAAGAGGCTATAAACTATTTTGGAGTGCAGTATTACTATGAATAAAACAGGGAATCTAATAGATATTATAAAAAATAAGCCTAATATTGCAATGAATCTATCTAGAGCTTCTAAAATAATATTGACTAACTATCAACAATTAGGAGATTACATTGCATTTGTTATTATAACTGATGATGAAGTAACACCTGAAATTATTATAAGTAAAAAAGCATTAAGAGAATTTGCAACAGAGGTATTGGAAAAAACAAATGAATAAGCTAAATCATATATACAGCATTCATAAAATAGAACTGAAAGATGGCATCAGATCTAGCAAGGTTTACCTAGATCAAGCAGCTAAAAAAAGAGTGCAAACACTAATGAATCAAGCCGCTAAAACAGCTAGGCTTGATGAATTAGAACAGATATGCAATGCATCTAAAGATTCACCAATATCAACTAAGGATATACAATATAGAATTAAAGAACTAGAAAAGGAATCATAACCATGAATATTCAAGATAGAATAGATCAAGCCAAAAAACAAATCAACTGGCAAGAAGGTAGAGAACCTACAGCATTAGAGTATTTGCGCAATTACAGGCATGGAAGCATTGGTGAAGTTCACATGCTAGCAATACTAAGTGCTGAAAAAGCATTTATTAAAATGGAAACTTTAGAAATTACTGATCCTAATCTAAATTTAGCAGTAGATTTAAACAGTGATTACCCTAAAGTAATAGATCTAACTACTAAGAAGGAGTTTTAACATGGACACTAAACAATACTGGAAGAATCGTAAAGAAGGCAAGCGCGGTCAAGGTGAACGCAATGAACAAACATTTTATGCAAAAGGTGATGATATTAAATACTTAACGCGTGAAGGTAAAGAAGAATTATATCCTAATGCCACTGGCAGCCACATGATAAAAAAAGATGGCAGGTTGCAGATGGTGAATCGTAAAGAAGCGCGTAGCAAATCTAGAAGCCATCCAGCTACTAAGAAAAACTATGCATATCAAGTTAAGAAGCGCAATTTTAGCCATGCCAGCTAAGAATCCTAAAACAGGTGTATATGAACTGCTAAAAGATCTACCTGATTACAAGGCTGGTCAAAGGTTCACACTATACCAGGATTCAATGAAATCACTTAGAGTAATGGACAATGGCAACAAGATAGAGTTTTGCAAATACATATATGACTTTATACTAATACCTGAATGGTTTAAGTATTTAGGCAAGTCAGAACCAGCTGCATTTAATAAAGCACCAGTAAAAGATAAGGATATAAATCATGGGTAATTTAACTGATCACGCTAAATATGAACTAGAACTAGCAGGATTATTTGATAAAGATTCAGATTATGATGGCATGCTAGGCACAGCAGTCATGGAATTAGTAGAAAAGTTTTCTGAACAAGGTCACAGTGGCGCAAGCGCCAGCATAGTTCTATCACTGTTTAAAGAAGTAGTAATGTTTAAGAATCTTACACCTATTACTAGTAATCCAGATGAATGGTTAGATCAATCAGAAATGAGTGAAGAACCTATATGGCAAAACAAACGTAGAAGCAGTAGCTTTTCACGTGATGGTGGCAAAACTTGGTATGATATTGATGATCGTAAGTATAATAACGGTGATACATGGAAGAAAAAGCCAAATGGCGCGGAAAAATCACCTGAAACACCTAAACCAACTAAAAAAGCTAAGAAAACTAAAGATGCAAGCTAAACCTACTGTATTTACTACTGATACGTGTTCTAAATGCCCTGCAGTAAAGAAATGGATGGCACATAAGGGTATTGAATACAATGAAGTGAACATTACTAATGATATAAGCTTAATCAAACCTGCTAGTGATATATCAGGTATGTTTACAGTGCCACAAACGCTTGCACCTAATGGGGTAGTTATTGTTGGTCCTAATTATGGCAAACTTGCGCAGAATATCATCAATGACAGGTAATATATTAGGCTGTATAGCTAGAAATAGCACTACAACTGATGGCATTAAGATATCTGGTCACGTGTTCAGTGCAGAATATGCCACTGTAGATGAAGAAACAGATAGAATATATCTATTAGATATATGTATTGATTGTGGCAAGCCTAGTGCTAGTTTTCTTAGTGAAGGCAGCACTATGAAAGATAAATTGCTAGATACCTACAAGGTAATCATGAAAGTAGGTGCTGAATAGGTAGTTACATTGGTGCTGCAAGGCAAATGATTTGTTCTTTAGCGTTGCAGGTGAATGGTCGCAGCATAGTAGTAGAAGCGTAATGCGTTAATGCAAAGCTGATTAGATAACCAGCCATAACCAGTGAGATGGTATTAGGTTTAATAAGCGCCACATTGTTGATGGCGCTTATTAATTTATTGTTTACATCTAGCAAGCTACCACGCCATCCAGCGCTAGATCATATTTTAATAATAAAATAATAGTGTTTATAAAATTGGTGTTCAAATAGATTGTAGGTACTTTATTTTTAATTTAAGCGTGGGTAATTTACATGGGGGGAGTACCACCTTCATCTTGTGAAACCTGCAC